CCCTCCACTGCTCGTCAAGGTCAACCGGATGGGTGGTGCCGCCGTGTCCCGAGTCCTGGACGCACCGATCATCCAGACGCAGGTGTGGGGCACCGACGCCGCAGACGAGGACGACGCCCACGACCTTGCCAACCGTCTAAGAGACTTCCTGTACGGAGCCAACGGGACCATGAAGCCGGTACGCCGGGTCGAAGAGGTGGCGGGGGTCTACTGGGACCCCGACCCTGAGACCGGCGCACCCCGATTCACGTTTACCTCGCGGCTGTACATCCGTGCGAGGTTCTGACCCGGACGGCAACCTGTCGTCCGGCCCCACCGCCGAGCGTGAGGCACGGCACACAAGGAAGGAAACACCATGGCACTCAATCCGGCCAACGCTCGAATCTTCGGCTCCGAGCTTGACTCGATCTGGCTGGCCCCCATCGGGACGCCCCTGCCGTCGCTGATCACCGACGCACTCAACGGTGCGTTCGAGGATGTCGGCTGGCTGTCCGATGACGGCGTGGTCGAGGAACAGTCCGGTTCCAAGACGAAGTACCGGGGTCACCAGGGCAACGCGGTCATCCGCACCCGCATGACCGAATCCGGCACCGAGTACACGTTCGTGGCCGCCGAGACCAAGGCACAGACCCGTGCCCTCCGCTACAACGAGAAGTCCGTGAGCAACGCTGGTGGTCAGCGCACGGCGACCGTTGGTGCCGGTCAGCGGGTCAGCCCCCGGGCGGCGATCCTGGACTTCTACGACGCGGACGATGTGTCGATCCGTGAGCGCATCGCGATCGCACGCTTCGAGATTGTCCCTGACGGGTCGGCCTCGTTCGTCGCTGACGGCATCCGCATGTTCCCCTTCCGGGGTGAGCAGATCGGTGACGCGATCCACATGAGCAACAACCCGGCACCGAAGACGGCATGGACCCTCACCCTCACGGGCACGGCCACCGCCGGCACGTACACGCTGATCGTTAACGGGTACGCCACCGCACCCATCGCGTACAACGCCAACGCGGCGGCGATCCAGTCGGCGGTCAACGCGCTGGTCGGTGTCACGGGCGCGACGGTCACCGTCACGGGCACCGGTCCGTGGACGCTGACGTTCAACACGGCGGTGCTGGTCAACAGCACGTCTGCGCTCACGGGCGCGGTCGCCTCGGTCGCCTAGACCGACCCAGACCGGGGTGTGCGGGCGGCTCCCCCGCACACCCCACCAGACTGTCCAGGAGCCACCAACAGAGGGAGCCACACAGATGGGTACAGCACGCAAGCCGCAGGACCACCAGGTCAAGGTGGTCGAGGACGACAACGCCCTCCCGTACGAAGAGATCACCATGAAGGTCTTCGACGGGTTCGAGGAAGACGGCAAGACACAGAAGTGGCGCGAGGTCCCGGGTCGCCGCGCCACCGTCCAGGGGGTCACTGTCGAGGTCCCCGAAGAGGCGTTCGATGACTTCGAGCTGATCGATGACCTGTCCCTGCTGGACGAGGGTGAGGACGAAGCGATGCTCCGCCTCCCGTCGATCCTGCGGCGACTGATCGGCCCCGGGTACCGGTCGGTGTACCCAGCCCTGCGGAACGAGCACGGACGCATCACGTCCGAACGGGGCACCGAGTTCGTCATGGACCTGGTGAAGTCGCTCAACCCAAACTCGTAAGCCTGGTCGGGGCTCTCAGGGAGCATGAGGGTCCCCTCCGGGCGAGTCTGGAGATGGTGTACGGTCTGCGGCTACTGCCGCACGGTCACGGGCGGGTGCAAGACCTGGCGGGCCGTGGGCGAACCCTGCTCGAGGTCTGTGACCTGGTGGTCAACCTGCCACCCGGATGTCCCCTGTGGCTCGCAGTCGGCGGTGTGCCGTCACTGACGACCGAGGCGCAACTACTGCGGGAGACGGTCTTCCGGTTGGATGTCCTGGACTGGCACATGGCCGCACAGGGCAAGGGCACGAAACCTCAGCGCATCCCCCTGCCGCAACCGGCGATCCGTTCGCAAGCGGCTAAGCTTGAAGTGGATGCCCGAGGGGCACGGTGGAAGGCTCGCCAGGAGCGACGAGCAGGCGCGGATCAGTAGAGGATCGTGGTACCGATGCCACTCACCGGTGTCGAAGTCGCAAACGCCTATCTCGCCCTCCGGGTCAAGATGCCCGGGGTGCAGGCCGACATCCACAACGCACTCAAGGGCGTGGACACGGACGGCCCCGGCCAGCAGATGGGGTCCGCCACCGGCAAGGGGTTCACCAAGGGGTTCGCCGCTGTCGCTGGTGCTGTGGGTGGCATCGCCGCCCAACTGGCCGGGACCGCCCTGTCCGCTATCGGGTCCATCGTGGCCGAAGCCCGGTCGGCGTCCGACGCCGGTCAGAAGTTCGCCAACACCCTGTCATTCGCCGGGATCGACACATCCAAGATCAAGGAACTGGCCAAGTCCACCAGGGCGTACGCCGATGTGACGGTCTACGACCTGGAGACCATCCAGAACACCACCGCCAAACTGGCCGCAAACGGTGTGAAGGACTACGACAAGATCGTGGAGGCGGCGGGTAACCTCAACGCCGTCGCGGGTGGCAACGCCGAGACCTTCAAGTCTGTCGGGCTGGTCCTGGCCCAGTCGTCCGGTGCCGGTCGACTCATGACCCAGGACTGGAACCAGCTGGCCAACGCGATCCCGGGTGCGTCGGGCGTGATCCAGAAGGCCCTCCTTGAGGCGGGTGCCTACACGGGCAACTTCCGCAAGGCGATGGAGGAAGGGCAGATCACCTCCGAAGAGTTCAACGCGGCCCTGCTTCAACTGGGCAACGAGCCGGTGGCGGTCGAGGCGGCGAAGTCCACCGAGACCCTTGAGGGCTCACTGGGCAACCTGAAAGCGACCATCGTCGGTGTCCTGTCGGACGTGATCACCACCGCCAAGCCGACCCTGACCGGCTTCATCAACGGACTGGCGGATGCCTTCAAGACCGGCATTGCGATCATCGGTGAGGTCTCAAACTTCGTCCGGGACAACATGACCTGGATCGGTCCTCTGGCGGTGGGCATCGGGGTCATCGTCGGTGCCATGACCGCGTGGCGTCTGGCGAACATGGCGTGGCTGGCGATCCAGTCCGTGGTGTCCGCTGTCACCGCAGTCCACACAGCCCTGACCTACGGTGCGGCGGGGGCGTCGTACGCCTTCAACACGGCGACCAAGGCCGGGGCGATCGCACAGTGGGCACTGAACGCGGCGATGTCGGCCAACCCCATCGGGGTGGTCATCGTCGCTATCGCCGCCCTGGTCGCAGGACTGGTGTGGTTCTTCACCCAGACCGAACTGGGCCGCGAGGTCTGGGCCAACGTCACCACGGCGATCGCCACAGCCGCTACCTGGCTGTGGGAGACCGTCCTGCGCCCGGTCTTCGAGGGCATCGGTGCCGTCTTCAAGTGGCTGTGGGAGAACATCATCCTGCCCATCGGCACGCTGATCGTGAACTACTACCGGTTCTGGGGGGCGGTGGCGTTCTGGCTGTGGGAGAACGTGATCCAGCCGGTGTTCGCCAAGATCGGGGAGATATTCAACTGGATATGGACCTCCATCATCCAGCCCATCGTCGGGTTCATCGTCCAGGGCGTCGAGTGGTTGGGGCTGGTCTTCCTGTACCTGTACGAGCGGCACGTCAAGCCGGTCTGGGAGGGCATCGCCAAGGTCATCGGTGACGCCTGGGCCTGGATCGACACCTACGTGTTCGCACCGTTCAAGACCGGGATTGACCTGGTGCGCCAGGGGTTCGAGATTGCCGCCAGCGGGATCGCCACCGCCTGGGACGGGATCAAGCGTGCCGCCGCCGTGCCGATCAACTTCGTCCTGGAGACCGTGTGGAACAACGGCCTGCGGTCGTTCTGGAACGACATGGTGACAGAGCTCGGACTCACCGACATGAAACTGCCGCGAGCCCAGACCATCCGGTTCGCCAAGGGTGGCGTCCTGCCCGGGTACACACCCGGACGTGACGTGCACCGGTTCTGGAGCCCCACGGCGGGTGTCCTTGAGATGTCCGGTGGTGAGGGGATCATCCGCCCCGATGTCGTCAAGGCGCACGGTGGGGCGGCGTGGGTCGACGCACTGAACAGTGGTGCCGGGACCGGTGGGTCCATCGGTGAGTGGTTCGGTGACGTGTGGGAGAA